CGGCTTTTTGCCCTGCCTCATCGTTGTCAAAGAAAATATCTATTCCAGAGACTCCCTGAATTTTTAGAATGTTTAGCTTATCTTCTGTTACTTTGTTAATTCCGAACGCACAAACTGCGTTTGTCAGGCCTTTGTCGTGAAGGTTAATCATATCCATAATACCTTCGACTAGAATGATTCGACCCTGTACTGGTTTAACAATAGGGAACAGAGGGAGTTTGGCACCTGCTGGATGAAAGAGATATTTAGGATCTCCGTTCGACTGGTGTCTACCGCAGAAGGCAATGATCTTGCCACTGATACCTCTGATTGGAAACACAACTCGCCCGATAAACTCTGGATTGTTGTGCTGAAAGCCTTCGAACTTCATAAATGTCTCGCCAGAAATACCGCGCCAGTCTAGATCGAAAGGCACGGCATTGTCTGGGACATTGTAACCAGCAGTTTCTGCTAGTTTATCCAATATAAGAGTTTTCATCTTTTCTCTACGGATCTGAAGCCAGTTGGCTTTTTCACCGAAGAACTCAAACAAGTTACCTTTAAACCCACAAGATAAGCAGTTAAATATGCCCGTCGTTTTATCAACTCTAAGGCTAGGGTTCTTATCCTCATGGTCGGGATTCAGACACCTAATAACATAGTCTTTACCGCTTGGGCGAAAATCTATATTTCGTGATTTTAATACTTCGTCAACAACCATATAGTTTTCCTTTAGAAAGGTGGATCGTCATAGATGTGATCCATGACTGGTCTATCTTCATCTTGCTTGCTAGACTTCTTCTTGAATGAAGTCTTTTTGTTGGGCGAATCCTCCTCAACAATGATCTCTATGCCATTCTCTGGACCAATCGTAAGAGTAGACCAGTTAGCTTTAGATATGAAGTTGATCTTAGCATCGCCACGCATCTTAGTACACGTAAAGGCAATAGACTCAGGGCCAGCCTCTAGTGTGAAAGCGGCATCAGCCGAGTCAAGAATACCCTTAGCGAAGCGAGCCTCACCAGCGGCATCAATCTGATAAGGACTGAAGACTGGAACACCAAGTTCACCAGCGATAGACTTTAGGGCTGTACTCACAACTATCTGATCTTTCCAATCAAACTTGTCATCAGAGTCAGATGTTCTCTTAATCTGATTAACGTAGTCAACAATGATGAGACCAACATTACCTAGCTTACGTACTCGCTTAATAATCTCAGCGCGTAGCTTTGGTAAAGTCAACACAGGATCATATATAATATCAATTTGAGTCTCTGTCAACTCTTCTTTTTGAAGAGCCATGTGAAACTTCTCAAAGTCTCTGTGAGTCTTATAAGTCTCAAGATGCGCTGCACCATTCTTATATCTGCCAGCCCACCAAGTAGCCACTCTGAGCCATTCTAGATTATCTAGTGTTTTATACTTGATCTTAGAGTGTGGCACTCCCGATCCAATCGAACACTGTCTCTGTAGAATTTCTCTAGTGGGCATTTCGATACTGAAGTAGAGTACAGACTTACCTCGCTCATAGACAGTATTCGCTAGATTCGAGCAAGTGATAGACTTACCTGAACCACGCTTACCACCCATAAGGATATAGTCGGTACTTTTAAACCTGACCATATCATCAAACTGAGCATTTAAGCCAAGAGGTATATAGTCTGCTAGATCTTCATCCGACTCGAATAGATTTAGCTTCTGAAGATTATCCTCAGAGTTATTGAGTTCGACTCTATCTTCTATTCGAGAAATAATATTATAAAGAGACTCAATAGTCTCCTCCGCTGTCTCAAAGGTAATCGAATGTTCGACGTACTTGTGTAATTGAAACAACGTTTCTTTTTGTGTAAATTCGTTTTTTAAATAATCTAATAATAGAAAAGGCTCTGCGTCTACTTCGACAGCTTCGATCGCATAGATCTTATCGAGAGTAGAAGAGTCCCGTATTGCTAGCTTAAGTTCTTCGATAGTAGGTAGTTTGTGATAACTCTCTACCTGTTTGGAGACAGCATCATAAACTACGTGATACTCACTAGGCAAATAATGCCTTCTTAAGCTAGACCAAGTATCAAAGTCCGCCTCTTCTAGAATTCTTTTGAATAATGCACTAGCGAGGTTCAAAGTTGTCTCCTTAAAACAAGTTTAGCCGAAGCAGCTAATGTAGCTGCTTCGGCTTCCACTTTCAAAGAGAAAACTTAAGCAGCAGCTTTCTCTTTCTTTGCTGCACCGTCATAGTCAGCAGCCTTTAGGCCACGACGAGTTAGCATAGTCTTAACACCACGCTCGGTCTTACCAATCTGTTCAGCGATCTGAGCAACAGAAAGAGCAGAAACGTCACCAATAGCGTCTAGTGGATCTGCTGCTGGACCCTTAACATCGCGCTGCTTTGGCATCGCTTCGATTTCACCAGCGCGTTGTAGGCTTAGAGCCTTACCACGAACTGACTGAACAGTCTTACCAACTGCTTCGGCGATTTCTTCTACGAACTTGCCGCTACGGATTAGCTTTAGAACTAGAGCTTCTTCGTCTGGGCTGTACGACTTGGCGTGCTCAACCTTTGGAGCTTCCTTCACGTGTGAAGTAAGTTCCATCGAAAGGATCTTACCTTGGATAGCCTTTGCTGTGTAGTCGCCTGGGAAAGCGTCTGCGATTTCAGCATAGGTGAAGCGACCGCTGTTTTCGTTAACGAAAGCGCGTAGGTCTTCGGTTACTTCGTCTGAGAAGGCACGTGGGGCAGCAGAAGCTAGTTCAACTTCATATCCGAGCTTACGTAGCTTGGAAGAGATCGAACGAGTGCTAGTAGCTAGCGCTTCGGCTAGTTCAGCTACGGTTCCACGGCTTACTGGGCTTTCATCACCAACGCCATCAACTAGCTGAGCAGTGCGTTCTTCGGTCCACTTTGGGGTAGTCATATTAATTAATATCTCCTATAAATTGTTTTAAGTCAGTTACGATTATAATTCCTGACTGTTTGGCTTTTTGTGTTTTAGTGGTCTCTCGACCGCTTTCATTGACTAGGATGGTCACATCTTTAGTTATAGAAGACTTGACCGTAAATCCTAGTTTTTCTAGTTCCACTTGGGCTTCCTGTTTGGTGGAATAACTATTTAGTTTACCGCTAATACAGACAACGCCCCTGTCAGAGGAACTAGCAGCGACAGACTCTGTTACGAAAGATAAATTCAGCGGAAGAAGTTCATATTCTTCGTTTGTATTTAGCCAATTCATAAGATTTTCTGTAGCTTTTTCACCTAAGCCAGCTTCTTTACAAGTATCGTAAGTAATAGACTGAAGATCCTTACATACTTTACTCAACTTATCTGTAGCTGTCTTACCGATAAGCGGGATGCCAAAGGCGGGCAGAACATAGTTAAGTGGTTTTGTTTTAGACAACTGTATTTCATCATACAACTTAACGGATATTCTTTCAGACCCTAGTGCATCAATCAACTCGTCTTTATCGAGTAGATAAATATCTAAGATACTGCTTAAGTGTAGTTTGCTTATTGTAGAAGGACCAAGACCCTTGATCTTTAGCGTTGAGGCGAAATGCTCTACTTGCTTGGACTTAGAAGCCCCACAGTCTGGATTTCTACAATAAAGCTGGTCATTAGACCATTCAAGAATACTGTCACAGCTTGGACAAGTTGTAGGTGGGTTAATCACTTCTCTCTCCTGATCTAATGAAAGCATTATATGGAAATTTGGTTTGAAAGTCAAGAACTATTTTTTTAAACGCTATCTGGCACGCTACGGATGATCTCATCTTTTAACTCGAACAGTTCAGTATGTCCTCCGAATTTATGTTCGGATTTAAACTTAAAATCCTGCCAAAGTTCATGCAAATATTGCTCTAGATAGTAAATATCTTCTAATCGTCCATGCACCACTTTTTGGATTCTAATCTCGTAGCCTCGAAAACCGTTAGACCTTCTAATAACATCTTTCCAGTTTCTACCTTTGGCTATGCCTATCTTTATACATTCTCGCTTCATAGTGGATTTATTAACGAGAACCACACAGTATAGCACTGCTTCCAGTCCACAATCCTCTGGATGATTTCTGAAATAGGTTTCGTTATAAATCCCTTTACTCATGCTAGCTGTTCTTCTAGGACTTCTTTTGTTGTTGCACCGACTACGCGACTTAACTCGTTGCCTTCTTCGTCAACAAAGATAAAAGTAGGAACGCCTCTGATACCGTAGGCTTCAATGGCTTCTTTTCCTTCTACTGTCTCAATATCATAGATTGTAACTTGATTAGAGTCAAACTCTTCAAGAATTGGTTTCATTGTCTTACATG